ACTTGGATTTGAATTTTACCATTCATCCAATTCGTAAAGACATTAATACGCATAAAAATGAATATGCCATTATTAATTCAGTTAAGAATCTGGTTCTAACAAACCACTATGAAAGACCATTTCAACCAGAAATTGGAAGCAATATTCGCCGTCTTTTATTTGAAAATGTTGACACAGTTACAGCTGCACAAATTGAAAGAGAGATTACTGAAACAGTAGAAAACTTTGAACCAAGAGTTCAAGTTTCAAAAGTAACAGCTGCGGCTGATCCAGATAATAATGGATATAAAGTAACACTTGAATTTTTTGTTATTAACAATGCAAACCCAATTACGATTAATTTCTTCCTAGAGAGAATTAGATAAAATGGCAGACCGTTTACGAGTTACGGAACTTGATTTTGATACAATCAAGTCCAATTTAAAAACATTTTTAAATCAACAATCTGAATTTACAGACTATGACTTTGATGGGGCTGGTCTTTCAGTATTGATTGATTTATTAGCATATAACACTCATTATAACGCATACTATGTCAATATGGTGGCCAATGAGGCATTTCTCGATACTGCTTTACTCCGTGATTCTGCCGTTTCACATGCTAAAGTATTAGGGTATGTTCCACATTCAACACGAGCACCAGTTGCATATATCAATTTTACTGTTGATGCAACAGGATATACTCCAGGCACATTAACATTATCAGAAGGATTTACATTTTTATCCAATCAAATTGATTCAAAGGCATATAATTTTGTTTTATTAGATAATGGTATTAATGATATTTCTGTTTCAAGAACAGGATCAAGTTATCGTTTTACTAATATTGCAATTTATGAAGGACAATTAACTTCATATAATTTTACATATAACCAAGCATCTAATCCAAAACAAACATTTACATTACCTGATACAAATATTGATACGACAACATTAAAAGTCACAGTTCAACCATCTGTTTCAAATACAGCATCAACAGTTTATTCTAAAGTAACCGATGTTTTAGATATCTCTTCTACATCCGAAGTATTCTTTTTACAAGAAGAGCGTAAAGGTAATTATCAAATTTACTTTGGTAACGATGTTGTTGGTAAATCTTTACCTGATGGTGCAATTGTAACCGCTACATATCTACTCACGAATGGAACAGCTGCACATAAAGCAAATAACTTTGTTGCAACATCATCTGTTGTTGATTCATTAGGTAATATATTAACCAATTTCACAATTACTCCTTTGAGTGCAGCTGCTGGTGGAGCTGACCGTGAGTCTGTTGACGATATTAAATATTCAGCTGTAGCGCAATTTTCAGCACAAAATCGTTTAATAACATATAAAGATTATGAATCATATATTCTAAACAATTATCCAACACTCGAATCAGTTTCAGTTTGGGGTGGACAAGATAATGTGCCGCCTGTGTATGGTAAAGTATTCGTTTCATTGAAACCTTATGCTGGTTTCTACATATCTGAAAGTGAAAAACAAAGAATCATTGATGAGATTATTACACCAAAATCTATTGTAACTGTTTCTACACAAATTATTAATCCTGAATATCTCTATTTGATTGTTGAAAATAAAGTGCAATATGACCCAACAAAAACAACAGGCACTGCTACCACAATCAAAAATGCCATTCGCTCAGCTGTATTATCTTACCGAGATACTGAATTAAATAAATTTGATTCTAAATTTGTTCTTTCAAAAATGCAAGATTCTGTCGATGGCACCGATAACAATGCTATCATTGGTTCTGAAGCCGTTGTGCGTGTGCAGAAAAGATTTGAGCCAACACTAGATACTTCTCAAAACTATACAATCAAGTTTAATGTTCCTATACATCGTGGTACGATTACTAATAAACTAACTTCAACTGAATTTGTGGTAAATGATACACAAGGTGTAGCTCGAACAGTAACTTTTGATGAAGTTCCCCAATCGTATTCTGGTATTTCTTCAATAAGTATAACGAATCCGGGTACAGGTTATACGACAACACCAACAGTCACAATTACTGGTGATGGTACGGGTGCAACAGCTGAAGCTGTTATTGTAAATGGTTCTGTTCAAAGTATTAATATCACAAATCGTGGTATTGATTATACTCGTGCTACTGTTTCTATTTCTGGTGGTTCTGGTTATGGCGCCACCGGAGATGCTGTAATTGATTCAAGAACCGGTGTTGTTAGAACCATTTACTATGACACCAATGCTGAAAGACAAATTGTTGATAGTAGTGCTGGTGAGATTGATTATGATAATGGTATTATTACACTCAATGATATTAATATTCGTTCAGTAAGTTCTACTGATGGTCTTGTTCGATTGACCATTGAATCTGAAAAAGGAATTATACAATCAGTTCGTAATACAATTATTACAATTGACGAAGACGACCCAACATCTATTGTAACTACACTTGAAACAGTTTAATGTCTGATTTAAAAACCTCACTACTTGTTAATCGTCAGGTTCCTGAATTTATTCGGGAAGAATATCCCCTATTCATAACTTTCCTTGAAGCTTATTATGAATTTCTTGAGACTAAACAAGGTACTAAACTAAACGATTTAACTCAAAGAGCTAAAGATTTAAGATACATTTCAGATGTTGATGAATCAATTGTTGACTTTGAAAATAACTTCTTTAATACCTATGCAACACTTTTACCTAAAGATGTTCAGGTAGATAAAGCGTTTCTTATTAAAAATGTATTGCCATTATATCTTGCAAAAGGTAATGAAAAATCATTTAAATTATTATTCAGAATGTTATTCAATGATGAAGTTGATATTATTCTTCCAAAAAATTCAGTATTAAGAGTTTCTGATGGTAAATGGACTGTTGATAATATTCTTAAAGTTGAAGATAATATTCGAACCGTAAGTATAGCTGATGGTACACAAACTTATTTTAGAACGGCTCAAGAAGTTGGCCAAGATGATGTTGTTGTTTATGTGGATGGTGTTTTAAAAGCTTTTGGTGACAATAACGATTATATCATATTTAAAGATGACCGTTATGTCATTTTTAAATCTCCTCCTGCAGCTAATTCAGTCGTTGAAGTTTATTATTTAAATTTTGACCCTATATTTTTAAATCCAACCTATTCTGGTGGTCTTTTATTTACAGGCCTTACATCTGGTGCTACAGCAATTGTTGAAAAGGCCGGAAAAAGAATTATTTCCGATGGAACAAATTTGGGCGCTCCATTTGAAATTTTTATTAACTCCAAAACACTCACAGGTAATTTTATCAACGGTGAAGTATTACAGGCCATAGCTGTTGATCCAGATGGCATTGAAGCCGGATTATTAACACTCCAACTTGATACATTCTCAATTGTTAACCGTATTAGTGTGGTTAACAGAGGTTCTAGTTATAATGTTGGTGATCCAGTTTTTATAACTGGCGGTGGTGCAAGTTTAGATGCTACTGCATATATTTCAAACGTAGTGTCTGGTATTATTGATACAATTACACTTACATACGGCGGCGCTGGATTTGCATTAAGTGGTAATGTATTGGTGAATGACGCATTTACTGGTAATTTAGAAATTTTAATTGATGGTATTGATACTACTGGAGTGGCTAACTCAACATCAAATACTTTTTATGTAAATACTGACCTTATTTCAAATTATTCAAGCACACTTATTTCATCTTCAAATTATGGTTTTCCATCAACTATTAATTCTAGTGGTGAAAATGTAAACACAGTTATTGCTGATGCACTTACAACATTGACAATGATTGATTTAGGTCCAATTACCAATGTTTTAATATCAACTTCAAATGTATCAGTGACAGTGAATCCAATATTAGATGCTTATGGTGCAACATTTTTAGCTGGCGCTGAGAGATATTCAATTAAAAAATTTGGTTCTATTGGAAGGATTAAAATAAATTCAGGCGGCACAGGATATCAAGTTGGTGATGAAATTGTATTTGGTACAAATCCAGATAAAACATACGGAAGAGGTGCAGCTGCAGCTGTTAAAGCTGTTGAGGCATCTAGTGGTGCAATCACACAAATTGAAATTCAAGCATCTCGTGTTTCAGGTACTGCAAATATTACTA